CACGCAGCCGTGCTGGCGTTCCACCAGCCATCGCATTCTCTCTAATATCATCTGCCATAATATTCACACATTTAAGGGGCAAGAAGCATGCTTGGAAATAACGGTGTCAATTTATTCTATATAAACAATAAGCAAAATAAACATTTAGGTAACTGAAATAAAACATGCATTTATGTTATGTGCAAATGCTGCTCCATTGTATATATACAGATTTCCATTACTTTCTTTTCTATATATACATATTTTACCCTCTACTTTGCCGCCAAAGTTTCCGTTTGGTAATTCGGACAGAACATTAGCACTTAAATCACTGTTTATGACTGCCATTCCTATAGAATGGCTATGGCTGCTAACTCTTATTGTTACTATACCGCCATTTTTAAAGTTGATTTCCTTTTCTTCTCCAGCATCAAATCTTTGATTCACTCTGACAAATCCATAATTAGCAAACAGATTATTAAGAGCAATCAGCACGCTGTCATTGCCTCTCAGCCCTCTCACATAGTCTACGCCACTGACCGAAGTCATCTCATTTTCTTTAATATCTTCTGCCATATTCTTACATTTAAGGGGCAAGAGATAAGGCAGAGAAATGAAAGGAGCAAATTATACCGTCATATTAGGTAATATTTACTGATTTCCATTCACTCCAAGCAAGTTCAGTTCTTGTCCTTATGAATACATTTAGAAGGCCAGTAACACTACATGCTATTTGAACAATATAATTATTTAATCCTTTAAGTACAAAAAGAATACCATAGCTAATTGAATTGGATGGGCCGTTGATGGTGCCATTAACGCTAACGTTTATGTAGTATATACCAATTTCTGTATTTAAGTTGTAATCTTTTACGGGTGTTCCTTTTTGAAACATTGCATTAAGCAAATCACTCTTCTTAATCTTCACTTGGCTACCGTTCGTAGCTTCTGCATATATATACTCCGCATCCGTAGCTGAAGTGAACTGGTTCATTGCTATATCCTGCTTCTCTGCCATACTTAATACATTTAAGGGGCATAATTTCCGGACGGAAATATTACCCGATTTAACATTTTAATTTTAGTCTCGTTTTGTAAATTATAAATCAAATTTTTCCGTAATATCTGAAGAACTCAAAAGGAGTTCTCACATCAAGATAACCGTCTACCTCTTCGTTGGCTTCTGCCTCCATCTCGAATGCTGAATTTCCGTAAGCCTTATCACCTACATTCACCCAGCACCGGTTACGGCATAAGTGATACATGTAGGATATTGCGTACTCCACACCATACTGGAGGTAGAACCACAACGGGCAAAGTAGATATACCCATAAGTTGAACCCGGTAAACAGCATGATTAATGTCAGCAGCACAGCCGATGCAATCAGACATTCTTCCCATTGGCGCACATGAATCGCCTCATGGTTAAGTGTACTCTGCTTCATCTCCTCCTTGCTTTTCTTGGTGAAGACGAAGCATCCCAATGTGATGGTGCTGTAACCCTGCCACAGCAGCCATTTTGCAATTTTGCTTTCATAAAACACTTTCATAACACTGATATTTTAAATTTTCGATTCCGCTTTTCCTGATATTAGAACCCATTTCACCTCATCCTTTACTCCATCAGAGTATGTCGCTACGGCCTTGAATTGAGCAATGGAAAGCGACGGGACAACTATTTTAGAATAGTATTCTCCGTCTATGATAAAGCTGCCTCCACCTGCGACTTTTATGGATGCAGGTCCAGTGAGACGGGTATAGATACCTCCATTATACAGCATGCACTCTCCACCTTCATATTCTGCCGCATTCGGCAGGTATATTGTTTCCTCTTGCGTTGGAAGTGAGAATATCCGGGATATTTCAAAGTTCAACCCGGTATTGAAATCCAGGTAGTATTCATACGAATCGGATTTCGGCTCCAGAAGTTTCAGCTTTCGGAAGATTGAGGCGTCCTGGAACACATTACCATTGGCATCCCATCGGATATTGCCTCCGGCCAGGAACCCAATGCCACCATTCTCCCCGTCAATCTGGCACATGGCTTTACCGGTTTTATCCCTTGCCAATACATTCTGCACAACCAAATCATCCACAAGGATTTCATCAGCACGTATTTTTCTCGCTAAAGCCATATCCATAGCTACAAACATAAACTGCTGTGCCGCCTCCCAATTAGCATCACCGTCTATCGAGGTGGGTGCGACAGTGACCGACGTACCGTATGCCCGTACCCTGAACGGAATGGTGCGATTGTTAAATGTGGCCAGTACGATGTCATGGTAATCTTCATTCCACACATACGTGTTACCTTTGGCGAAAAAACCTCTCGGACGCGGCTCACTGGCATCTCGCCCGCTTGAACCGTCATAACTTACACCCACGGACATCTCCGCAATGAAACTGTCATTCCATGCCGAAGCGTCCGCCTGGCTCTGATAACAGCGGACTGAAAACGTTGAATACCCTGCAGAAGCATTGACCGTAATCTCGGAAGCCCTCGAAGGCCCTGCGATGGCGCTCCATATCCCGTTGCTGTAGCCTCTCGCTGCCAGATATCCGTCCGGATAAGTCAATGTGGCGCTGCCGAGCGTCCGCTTGGCATAGACGCGGAAAGCCGAAGGAACAAGCGACCCGGCACTGCTCACCCGTATATTGCTGCATGTACTGATGAGATAGACCATGCCGCCATCTTGGGTCAGCTGTTCCCATTCGTCGGTGTTCACTTCTTCGGTAATAATATAACCGTAGGACTTGCCGCCGTTCTGGGTCTGAGTGATTCGCCTCCCGTCATGAGTTGTCTGAGTCCATAGAGGTGGATTCGAAGTGTCAACCTTTGAGAGCCAGGAGCGACTCCCCATCGTACAGATGGTGAGCTTTTTGTATGGAGTATTAGCCGTGCGCCACTCACCGCCAGCCTTGACGGATTCGCCGTCACCGCCAGGTTTTCCAGGATTACCGTCGTTGCCATCCACAACCATGGGTATAGTTTCCCGGTCCACGACCTGCCCACCCACGTAATAAACGAACTGCAACTGCGTCGTGAAGTTTTTCGGGGAAATGGCCGTGCCGTTCTGTATCTCGGCCTCCGAACCACCGTCCTTACTGTATTTCAGCACGCCATCCGTCGTGATGGAAGTGCTACCGCCTACAGACTTGGTGCGTGTACATGACACGCTTGCCACACTGTAGGTACCATCCTTCCGCTTGCTTACTGAAGATACGGAGGGCACCAGCCTATAGAGTACCGCATCACTGCCTGGACTACCGGCACGCACCCCGGTAATGGTGAACACCAGCTCACGGCTTATGTCCGTATCCTGTACCGTAGCCGTAACGGTTATCCTGACCTCTGAGCGTGCAGGCATCGAAATGCCGGAAGCCACGGTAAACGCTATCACACCCGTATTGACATTGTAGCTCTCCGTGACACCGGAGGGCGTCACGCATGAGATGGACTTGAGCTGTAGTTTCTTCGTACCATACCACATGCCGACGGTCGTATTGAGCACGGACTGCGAAACAGTCTTTCCTTCGTATGTCAAGGCAATGCTTTCCATCTCGTTGTCGAAATCGGCTACAATGGCCGACTCACCGTCAAAGCCCCATTTGGCCCAGATGGCTGCCGGGCTGAACGCGCTCCATAGACCGTCCTTCTTCGTGCGGCAACAAGCCCACTCGTATGGCAGGCTCTCGCTGACACCAATCGGGTCATCATGCCAGCCGGACGGCACGTAGTCATCAGTCTGTGATGTGGCAGGGGTTGCCGGAGCGATATTTTCCGCAGTATGCTTAAAAATCCATTCATAATCCCTACCGTCACGCCCGTCCTGGCCGTTCTCCACCAGCAGCTCATACTCAGCGGTATTCAAGTCCCCGGTAATGGTATAACCGTAGGACTTGCCGCCGTTCTGTGTCTGCAGGATGCGTCTTCCCTCATTGGTCGTCTGAGTCCACATCGGAGGATTGTCGGTACCATCAGGAGCGACACATAAAAAGACACGTCCGGCCATCCTGGTAATACCCATGTAAGGTATATGCTTTCCGGTTTCCCATTCACCGCAATTGGTAATGCTTGTACCGTCTGCACCCTTGCTGCCTGTCACACAGATGGCGTTCGTGACAGTGAAAGTTCCGTCAGTAAAGACTATCCTTGTCCGGGTCCAGATATACCAGCCGTTTTTCCACGCCGGAGAGGTAGTCTGCCACTCGCCTCCGGTTGTGGTGGCCGATGAAGAGGAGAGGTAGTATTCCTCCGTGATGGACTTGATGCCCTTGCCGTCGGCTCCCTGCCCACCACTGATACAAGCCGCTTGGGTGTACTTGACTTCGCCATCAGAATAGACAATCTTCGTCCGCGACCAGATATACTTGCCGGCTTCCCATTCAGGGGAGGTAGTCTGCCAACCGTCCACCGGGGCAATGACATTCGACACCGATATCGCGTATTCCACATCGGTAGACTTGATACCCTTGCCGCTTTCTCCCTTGGCCGCGTATTTCAGCCAGTCCGCATTGCCGTCTGCCGGCTCTGTGGACGTGCCTTTCTCATTGACACATATCCATGAGCTGCCGTTATGCGTCACCTCATCGTAATAGGCATACTTCTCATCCTTTTTCCACGTCCCCTTGAATAGCGGCACCCGGAAAGCCTCGCCGGTGATGTCATCCACCTGGAATATCTTGCCGGACATGATGACGTGGCGAAAAACAGCCGAGTAGTTGTCAGCCGGAATGCCATGCACGGTACGACCTTTCTTTTTGCCAATCCATGAGACTTCCTGGGCAGGCTCGACATCCCAAGTATTGGCGTGGTCAAAGAAAGTAATACAGTTGTTGCCGTTAACCGTATCAATCAGGATGTACGTCTGCCTATCCTCATCTGTGAAGTTACCCGTCTGTGCCAATACCATCGCATCCCCCGGCTTCCAGTCAGTACCTGGCTTCGGTGTCATGACGAATGTCTTGGCTGTATAGTTTGCGGAAGTCACCCGGAATTTCATCTCCTCGAACCCCTGCAGCTTGCCTTCGGCGTTCTTGGTGACGAAGTAGGTGGTCAGAATGTCATCGACAAACTGGCTCAATCCGTCAGCATCCGTCAAATCCGGGGTTATGGTGTAGCTACCGTCACCGTTGTTGCTCCACTCCTTGACCGTGCATCCACCTCCGGGAGAGGCACACATACGTCCCTTGAAATAGGTCACACGGTTATAGGCAATCTCCGGAACAAACAGACGCTTCCTAAATATGCCTTCCTCCATCTCGAGAATGCCGTTCTTGTCGATGCACCCTCCGGAAATACCGGTGATGAATTCGCCGAACTTGACCCAATCTCCGAAGGTAATCGGAAAAGGAGTGCCGTCAGCCTGGTCTTTGCGGAGGAACACCTTTGATAATTCCTCGATGCTCATTCCTTGTTGAATGAGTTCAAGAATGCCAATAAATGTCCGTCCAACCCTCTCTGCGGTATTCTCTCCCTCAGAAGAGGCGTTCCTTATCTGTAGAGCAAGTTTCCTTAATATGTCAAGTGTATCAGGCATTATTCACCAAGTACTCTAAAAGTTACACGATTAGCATTAATCCCTCCATTTCCTCTATACAGCGGAAAGTCTTTTTTGTTATCATTCAAATACCGAACACATTCTTTCATATACCTATCAGCAACAAAGAAAGCATCATTATAAGCTATAAGTTTCTCCTTAAAATCAGAACGCGATGAATATTCGTTATCTTTATTGACAAATCCAAAACGGGTCACATTTCCATCTCCATTTTTCACGATACGAGCATAGGTATAATATGCTAATGTCGTTTTCAGCCCTACAAAGGAACGTTTGCCTCCACATTCTATGGTATAAGAACTACCATTAAGCAACTCACTATAATTTTCCGGATGTTCTTTCACATCTAAGAATAAAGCATCACCCAAAGCTGACTTCAAATCAATGTTCTCCGACTCCCGAATATATGCCTCTATCTTTTCCGTATCGATGTGTATTGACATCGTACGAGCCAACTTATAGACCTCATCTGTTGTTATTAGACATCGCAGCATTTCTTATATATTTAAGAGGTTGTACACTAAAGTCATTGGAAGGATTGAGAGGTTCATACCAATGCGCAAAAATTTTCTGAAAAGCCCGTTCAATCATGCGTTGTTGCTTTGACACAATAGAGTTATAGTATTCAAAAGCATCTTCCAATATATCCCCAGAAAAACCAACCTTACCAATCCGGATACAATACCAAGGCTCCTGCCCGAAAGCTGAATAAATACGTTCAACTACACTGGCATCAGTAACGGTAAACTCCTTATCATAATTTTTAGGACTAATATCCACAAACTCCGGTTTTTCTTCATCAGATTCCAAGGTTACCTCTAAGACCTTTGTCGCATTGGTGTCTCCTTGTAATTGCACAATAGTATCAGAAAAACCAGTATCTTCGTTAGTCCTATCCTCTTTTATAGGATTTCCGTTTTCATCAAAACGTACCGAAGAAGCACCTTTCTTTGTAATTATCATCCCGGAAGGCATGAAGTTACAGCGCACATTACGATACTTCACATTGGCTAATCCCTCATCCGTACTCATTTCCGTAATCACACGGTCAGCTCTTCCGATAGGATACACGAATTTCCCTGTGTTGCTAATCCATAGTATCTGCCCCTTATAGTTTTCAATCCCTCCGGCAGCCCGAATTTGCGCATAGACCACCTCCTTACGTGGATTAAATACATCTATAAACTCCACATTTTCTGGTATTACCTTTATGGCTTTTCCCTGACGGGTTTTCTTTCCTGTCCAATCCGGATGAACTGCGATTTTTGCGATATATCCGGATTCATCCTCCTCCAACAAACGGCAATTTTCAAAGGGGATGTGCTGTACTTCCACTATATCTGCGAACATATTATAATTAACATGTATCGCCATCCCATCGTAATCAGCAACATCCTTGCAGACGAAAGCATGGATGTCATCTGCCGTATCTCCACGGCGGTTAACCACATATTCAGAAAAAGCAACCTCACGAAACCCATTTCCCTCTATGAAATTGGCATAACGTTCTGCACATTCGCTACCCGTTGAACTCGCAGCGATGATATTTCTTAGATGTTGGGGATATAAATTATCATCACCGTAGCTTTGGATGCCAAGATTACGTAAATAGCCCGTGTCAACACGCCTATTACTCTTCTTCTTTAATTCATTTACGTTCATCGTTCCGTGAGGTTATTCATTATTCCACCGTTTCTACGGCTTCTGTAGTCTGTTTAGAGCCAACCACAGATTGAGCCTCTTTAATATGAGCATCCAATACTTTAGCTGTAACTTTCTTCCCGTTCAGTTTATAAGTCTTGAACGCATCTCTCACAATCTCAGAAGTAGCACCTTCCACTTCAAAGGCTTTCACCAATTCTGAAACCAAAGTTTCATCCAATGGTAAAGCAGGAGTCATCCGTCTTTCAACCCTTTTCTCCCAATCGGAAGGCGTTGAAGCAAAAAAGACTATCCCTTTAGGATTTTCCGCAAGATACCTTTCTGCCGCTTCGTCAGTAAGATTGTTGTTGGTGTACATTTCACTACTTCCAAAACCTACTTGGAGCAATACACCATTTTTCAATGCATAACTTGATTTTTCTTTCATTTTTCCATATCTTTTTAAGTACGAATACATTTCAATCACAGCATCACGATAGCAATCACCACATGAGGTCTTGATAAATGTCCTACCAAGAACTTCATGAAACATCAGTTCAATGTCTGATTTATCAGAAGAAGAAAGGGAGACCTTATCCCCCAATCTCTTCAACTTATCAACCACCTCCAAGACAAGCATATTCCCTCCTATGCTGCCGGTTCAGCCGTCAAGGTATTGACAGCTGTCTTAGTTGCTTCATAACTCGTCTTGAACAAGAATAATGCAGATTTAGGCGTTTTCTGCTCTTCCAAGGTAACAGCCCATCCACCTTCAGTATCCTCGCTATACTTATCGTTGTCGATAGCTGTAGCTGTAAGCCCTTGGTAGTAACCATACACCTGAAAAGCGGCATCACCAGGGTTTCCTTCTTTCTGTAAACCCTTATATTTATTCTCCAACACCACAACATAGGTACCGTTAGCCAATCCGTCAATAACATCAGCGCATACATCCGGGTCGTTTGCCAATATCACAATCGCGACAGTATTGGTAAACGAACTACGATATGTGCCAGCCACTAATGAGGTCTTTGTACCCGTAAATGGATTTTTACCAGGAACAACAACCTTATAAGCCTTCTTCCCGGTTTTCATAGCCAGCGTTTCAATCACATTCTTTTTTGTAGAATTGAATACAGTGGCTGCAAAGTCCACATCCGCACGATTCATTATTACCCCTTCCTGCTCCAATCCTTGTACTACTGGATCATCACACGACGGAACAATATCTTTCTTTAAAATATCATCACATACTCCCATAGAATACCTCCTTTTGTCAATATGCTACTTGCACCAAGTTGTCCTCGCCAATCATAGAACCGAGTTTACCAGTAGAATAGATGTAATTCTTACGGGGTTTTCTTTCAAACCAAATATCAAGGTCAGATATCGGGTTATCGCCTTCACAACCGTACATTAAATTGTCCGGAGAACACAGAACCGCACGGTGAGGAAGGTTCAGTTTCGTTTTATCGTTCTGATATGCTTGAATAAATCTATCCCAAATAGAACATTTTACGACCGTAACGCCGTCATACTCTCCTACTTCAAGGCCGTCAAAAATGACCGTCCAAGGCATAATAACCTTATATTTCTCCCTCACATCACGTGACAAAGAATCACACAATGATTTTGTAGCAAAAATCGCATGTCCGGACTTTTGGAAAATACGACTATCCGCATCTTCAAGCATCGCGTCAAATACAGATGTAGCAGCTCCCAGTTCCTTCATTTTAGACTTCTGCAAAGCGTAGGATGCTTCGGAATTAGCGGAAATGACAGTATGCTGGCCGGAATTCTCCGTACATATGGCAAACAAGCGTTTAAAGAAACCGTCACATGTCTTGAACAATTCTACATTCAATCCATCCGTAATTTGACCGGAACCGTCAATATTAGCAGCATCCTTGTCTCCAAACCAAGTAAAGCGCCATAACATTTTCATCATTGCTTCCGTCAGTTTTGGAAGGACAATCCCATCCATATATTCAGTAGAAGTAAGGTCCGCAATATTGGTACCGGTCTTCAAGCAGTACTTTGCAATAGTATTCTCCAAATCCTCATAGCACATTTCCAACGGGACTTGCCAGTCGCCAATTTCCCATACTTTCTGGGCAGCAGCGATAGCCACTTTTTGATATTCAGGGTCACATCCGGCGCCTGCGATACCTACATCCTCCATCTCACCAATGAAGCCAACTTTCTTGCCATTGGTCACTTTAGGCATGAACGTCATAAAACGCTCCATATCCTCATTTTGAAAGACTGTCAGTTCAATCAAGTCTTTCAAATCCTTCACCGCCTGATTGTCTGGCGTCAATTTTGAAAAATCTAAAATAGGCATACTCAATTCTCCTTTCTTTACTTTTTAGCTCTCTTCTCTCTTTCCTCTCTCAACTTTCTTTGAATAGGTGTCTCCTCTGCACTTGCTTGTGTCTCAACAGTATTCTTGAAGGATTGGGTACGCAAAGAGACTCTATAGGTTGAACAATGTTTTGCTAGCCAATTCTCACCTCCTGCCATCTTTACAGCATTCAGTATCTTATTGTCCTCAACTGTACGGGCATTGGTTTTCAATGCCGCATTTTCCTCTTCAAGTTCTTCAATGCGCGCCTTTAAAGCTTCAATCTCCTCGTCACCGTTTGCTTCTTCCGGGTCTTTGATTTCTGTAATCACTCCGTCTGTTACAATGATAGTCTTACCATCGGGCATAACATGCTCGCCATCGGGGGATGCCGCATCTCCCACCTGCGGTTCTCCTTCTTCACGTTCCACCGTCAGTGTATTACCTTCGGCATCTGTCAGTTCCATAGATACTACCGGAATGTCTTCTATCTTCTGGTAGCCACATTTCGCAAGCAGTCTGTCAATGATAGATTGCTTTACCGTTACTTGTTTCTCTTTGTTCATTTTCTCACTATTAAGTTTATAATCAGTTCCTTTTGCTGTAGTCGGTATAAGAACATCAGATATAAATCCAAGTTGTTTTGCAACCTCACCGCCAAACCATGCCTCCTTGTTCATCTGGATCTCCAAAATGGTCGATTCAACTCCTGTCCGTTCAACATATACAGCCATCATCTTATCCTTTTCCGCTTCCAGACTTGATTTGATGGATTCTATAGTTTCAAGGTCCAATAAATCATCATATCTTGCCAAATATGGTTTGTGGATGAGAAACTTTGCATGAGGATAAGCTTTTCTGCGTTCAAGTGGAGCAGAAAGCAAAATGATGGTAGCCATAGAAGCACATCGTCCAACAACGGTACAGGATATTTCCTTGCCCGACGCACGTAATGCATCATAAATAGCATACCCCTCAACCGTATCACCGCCGCACGAATGGATTTCAATATCAATTTTAGGGTCAGCCGGGTCAAGCCATGAAAGAAAGTATTGGATATCCGGAAACGAAAGCCCCTCGTCACCGGTCAAATACCAATTTTCCATTTTATCCTTATCGGCTACAATGTCCTTGTTAATGTATAATTTAGCCATATCACATAATTGTTTGTAACAAAGGTAGAAAACATGATACGGCTTGAAGAAAATAAGAAGTCTATTCCACTGACACGCTTTGTCAGCAACTTTTTCAAAACAAAAAAAGAGCAGAATAATTCCGCCCCCCTAAACATCCACCTTACTTGAGAACTTATCTATTATCCGATAAATTGTCCTTTCCGCAATATTATACTCATCGGATAAATATTGCATGATATAAGTCTTTTTATGTCCCTCCTTTGACAGACGGACATATTCTTGATACACGGGAATATATTTTACATCCCCGACATCAAGCGAAGCATCCCCCATCATTTGAAGAAGACTCTTATTCAATATCAATAGTTCATATGCTTTCATATACTACCAAGATTTTCAACGTACTTAACCCTATTAGCAACAGAGGTAAACTCTTCCACAGAAACCACCGGAGCAGGCGCCATCATCATACCTTTTGCAACAGCTTTGGCCAACATGTCCTCTCCTAACGCCTGATTGGAAGAAGCTGTTACATTAATGGGAATACCTCCTCCTATCTGATTGAAAGCCGACAATAACGGAGCAAACATCGAGGTTGCAGCAGCCGTCATTACACTTTCACCGTTGGACAACATAGCAGGTATGGAATCACTTATACCGGAACCTGGCCCTTCAACTTTACCTCCTTGTGCAAATTTAGCACTTTTCACCGATTTCATAGCCTTTCCCATAACAGTAGTTACAGATGCCACTACAGTACCTATCGCAGCAAGCATGTCAATCCATGTTGCAGATGAGCGGGTAGCTGTTTCTACGGCTTTGGCAATGGCTACCCCTTGTGCGATAGAAACCTCCGCAATAGCCAGTATTTTCGCCAACTGAGCCATATTCTCGTTATCTCCTGCCGCTTGTTCCAACAAATCAGCAAGATTCCCTGCCAAGACAGAAAGGGATTCACCTTTATTTTGCTGCATCTCCACTTCCTTGTCAATGACCGCCTGCTTTGCATCCAAGTATTCTTGGTCTGCAGCAAGCTGCCTGGCCCGGAATTCGGCATCACTCTCCTCTCCCATCCGTCTCAAGCTGTCTTTCAGTTCAAGCTTCTGCTGTTCCTGCATACGAAGAAGCTCAAGTTCACTATCTCCATTCAATTTAGCTTCTGCCAATTCATTATCCAATCGAAGTTTGAGTGCATCAGCTTGTTTCTTTGCTGTATCATTCTCATGTTGAACGGACAAATCATCAATCTCTTTATTGTACTTCTCCGTGATAGCAAGCTTCATCTGTTCAGTAAGCTCTTTCTGACGGAGTTCTACGTCACGTTGGGCAACAAGTTGCTGTATTTTTAGTTGGTACTCCTGCTCACTTCCAGCTTTTACGGATTCAAGTTGCAGAAAGATTAGTTTCTGCCGGTTCTCCACCTCCTTCATCAGTTGTTCTTCTGATAATTGCTGTAATGCATCATTTTTTTGCTGTTCAAGTGCAATAATCTGCTGATTAAGTGCTTGGCGCATAGTTGCTGTAAGCCCTATTTCAGTACGTAAACGGATACGTAAATCCTCTATCTGACGCTCATACACTCTCTTAGTCTCAATAAATTGTTTTTCTTGGGCATCCTTGACTATCTTCAAGGCTTCATCTTCTGCTTTTCGGATTTCCTCGCGCTCTTTTTCTTTGATGGCAGCCACTTTCTCTGACACAGCTTTCTGCGCTGTGACTATTTCTCCTCTAATCGTATTCTCCTGCTCAAGTAATTCCATAGTTTTAGAGAAATACTCCTTCTCCGCATTGTATTTTGCAGCTTCAAGTTCAGCCAACTTATCATTTGTCTCTGCATCATTTTCTGCCCATTCTGAACGCTTACGAAGAAGCTCAAACTCTCTCGTTGCCAAATCCACATTCCGCTTTGCCTGTGGAAAATCCAGTGTAAGCTGCCCCCTAAAACCAAGCGATTCTGCCCCCTTGTGCTAAAATAATCCTACCCCCTTGATTCCAATATAAAAATACC